TTTATGTCTATGTAGCCGTTGGCTGTGTTGATGTGAGAGCCGAATGTTAATCCATCAGCGCCGTATCTATTTTTAATGAAATGCCAATTACCAGTACCGTTTACCTTATCTTTTCTACCACGTGCAAGCGATATAATGATATCTCCAATCATTATTTTATCGTATGAGCCAGCCGCATTTTCCGCTTGAAGTATATCCTTATCTGCGCCTGTTCTATTCGCTTGTGATGGTGATATTACAGGTATTCCTAATTCTTTAGCCATTCCTTTAGCATCAGTATAAACGTCATCAATTTCATCTTTACGTTCTTTTCTACCTTTAGTTCTTAATAGATCTAGATAGTCAATGATGATCATATCTGGTTTGAATTCGTTTTGATGTTCTAATTGTTGTAGATGTGATTCGATTGTATCTAATGATGCTCGTTTTGGTGCGTATTCTTTAATAACGATTTTACCTTTTATTTTAGCGATTGCTTCATTTACATCGTTGCGATGATTATCTAATTTATCTACATCTACACCTGAGAATACTGCATCATAACGTTTACCTACATATCCTTCTGATAGTTCTAATGTGTAATGTACTACGTTAAATCCTAATGCGGCGGCATACGCTCCCATTGCAATTACACCCCATGATTTACCTCCACCTGGGTTACCGAATAATAATACTAGATCTCCTTTACCGTATCCACCTTGTGTTAGTTCATTAAATGTTTTCCAAGGGAATGGAATGACGTTTCTATCGTCTTTTCTATATCTAGATTCAACATCGGTTTCATATATATGACCTATGTTTTTCTCTTCACCTGCTTTCATAGCATCGTTAATTAAGCCTCTAATTCCATCATAGTCGCCTAAGTTTAGTAGGTCTACTGATGTCATAATTGCTTTTTTCATTTGCTGATTCTTGCAGAAATCACTAAATTCCTTCTCTACCCATTCTAAATCACTCACATCAGACATTTTATATGCTTCACGTATTGAATCTGTAAGTGATATTCTTAGTACTTCATTATCGATCTTTTTAATTTCAATCGCCAATGTTTCTATTGTAGGATAAGTATGGTATTGGCTGAAGTATTTAATAATATATTCTATCACCCATTTGTGTGCTTGTGATTCGAAATACTCACTGTCTAATGAATCTGCTATATTTAATAGGAAATCTCGTTGTGTTAATAATGCGCCTAATACTTTAATCTGGAAGGCGTTTCCGTATTGATTAAGCTTATTTAATGTAGCCATATAACCTATTTTATTTAAATTTATTTAGAAGAATCTAGAGAACCAAATACTTGATTTAACCAAGTAGGTGTATTAGGTATACTTTCGCCTAACTTATCAGCAGTATACATACTCATAAAAGCATGTGAATTTAATTTATACTGTGAGTTGAAGCTAGCTTTAATTTGTTCCTCATTACCTTGTGATATAGGAATTGTCTTTAGATTCATCAATTGATTGTTAATTTCTAGTTGGCGTTTTCTTTCTATTATGCGAGCGTATAAGTCATGTTCATTTATATTCTCAGTAGCTTTATTTATTATACCTTCTACTGTCAATGGTATATCTGTTGCTAATTCAGGAAACATTTTGAATAGTTTTTTAGGTCCTAATCCATTTATACCTGGTATATTATCTGAGACATCTCCCATTAATACTTTATAGTTAATGAAATTGATGCTGCTAACTTTATATTCTTCTAGTACATCAGATGGTTTATACATTTTCTTTTTAGTAGGTGAATATACTTTTACTTTATCACTTACTAATTGAAGGAAATCTTTATCTGCAGACATTATTATTACTTCTTTAGTAGATTCAAATTTCTCAAATTTACCTACTAGATATCCTATTGTGTCATCCGCTTCAATTCCATCTACACAGATCATAGATACTGGTAGACATTGAAGATAATTTATTAATCTTGCCATCTGATTATTTATAGCTTCTCTCTCGTCCTCTTTACTAGAGAAGATAGCATAATTAGTCATTCGGCTTGTATTCCTATTAGCTTTATAATTAGGGAATAAATTTCGTCTGCTATTGGAACCTCCAACACCATCAAATACTATAATCACCTTTGTGGGATCTATCATTTTGATAGCGTAGCCTAAAGATTTTAAGAAACCCGTCAGACCACCGACATGATGGCCTTCAGGGTTAATGTGATTAATCATAGTAAATGCTCTTAAAAATGTATTTAAGCCATCCAGAATCAAAACGGAGTCTTGGACTCCGCGTTGATCATTATTTACCTTAGCCAACATATTGGCATATTTGTTTTTCATACTAGTTTTCCTCTACTCCTATTACGGGAATGTTTTTGTTATCTTCTTCCCATTCTGAGTTATCTTCTACAATTTTAATTTCACCTGAAGTTCCTAGAATTGCTGACCATTCATTGCTATGCTCTTTTTTGTATTTATCAATAGCTTTAGGTTCATCTTCTATAAATCCATGAGGTGTCATTACTATAGTTGACTTAGTAGTGATTCCAGTAACGTGATTCTTGTCGCAGCTTACTTTAGTTCGGGTTGCGAATTCTACTTCTTTTCCGTTCTTAGTAGCTTTGATTTTGCTTACACCTGAATTAGTAATATTACCAAATGTTAATACTAATGAAGCATCATAGAACATTGTATCTCCACCTTTATTTCTCATTTTAGGTTGTGAGAACCTAGTTTCGGCTGGTGATACCCATACTTTATTTACTGCTACTATAGAATTAGTGTAAGGTTGTGTTTCTTTACGTGATAGTGTAATTCTTTGATTAATGAAATTACCAAATTGTTGACTATACGCGCCTGCATTCCATTGAGGATTGTTGTTGTTAGCTTCTATACTCATTTTACATGGGATTGAACCGATACTATCAATTAAGAATAATAAATCGTATGGTAATTTACCCTGTGCTTGTTCGTTTAGAAGATCAGCTATAAATCCAGCCATATCCTCAATGCTATTTAAGGAACCTCTATCTACGTACATGAAGAATCCTTTGTAGTTAATAACTTCTCCAGTTTCTTCATCTACTTCCTCTTCCATTTGAAATCCTAACTTTCTTGGGAAATCCCAATCATGTTTCATCTCAGTAATGATGTATACAGGTAGTACTCCCATCTGTTGAGCATTAGCTGCTATTTCAGATAGTGTTGTAGATTTTCCTGTGTTTGAATGGCCACGAAGTAATGTTACTCCACCTAATGGTATTCCTGGTATTCCTAATGCTTCCTGTAATGCAGGAGAGAATGGAACCCATCTTTGTTTTTTAAACTTAACAGATTGGTCTAGAAATTTGGATTTTTTAAAATTATCTAAATTAAAACCGTCCTTAGAGTTAATTGATTTGGATATTACACTTGAGAGTGTTTCCCCCGTTTTTGCTTTGGCCATAACTTGATTTTACTAGTTAAATAAATCGTCGAATTTGTCAGCGTTGGACGTTTTTGCTGCGTTGGTATCAAGTTTGTAGGTTTGTTCTACCGGCTTGTTCATTTCCTTTAAGAAATCATCTTCTTCCTCTTCATCTTCTGTTTTAGAAGCGATTGGAGTCTCAGTTGTTTCTTCGTCTTCAGGATTTAACCACTTATCTAATAAATCTTTCAATTCATCAAATGTGTAACGCTTGTTAATGCTAAGAATATCGGGTTGATTTTCTAATACATTAGTTACGAATGCGGCGTCATCTGAAATTGTAGTTGTTTTAGGTTTAACGCGGAGTGTGCATTTAATACCTTTTCTACCCATTACTGCTTCTTCAACAGCTTCAACTGTAAAGTCACGACCATCTGTAATGTCAGTAAAATCACCATAATCTTCGTCATTAGCAATACCTAGTAATTGATCGTAGATCAATTTACCAAATTCCCATAAACGAGCACCTGCTGCTTCTTCGCCACGTACTACTACAGGAACGAAATAACGTAATTTAGGACTGATTTTTGATGCTAACTGCCAATCTTCTTTGTCTGATGATTTGCGTAGTGATTTTGCGAATTCAGCGATTGGATCTTTTTCATCCCAGTTAGTTAGTGCCAAGATTGGTCCTTTAGAGAAACCATAGTGGAAATACACTTCGCGGAATGGATCGGCTTTGTTGAATTTTGAAGGTAGAATACGAACTTGATGTTTACCTGGTTTTGGTTTCCAGAAGATCTTTGAGTAGTCGATCTTTTCGTATGTTTTCTTTTGACCTTTGTTTTGAGAAGCGGTTAACTTCTGTTTGATGAGACTTAAGTCCATGTTAATTGGGTTTAATTGTTAGGTGTTCTATGAACACAATATAGGTTGAATCTATGATTCTTATTTTGATTTTCAAAACTCTCTTTACAGAGATTATTTATTAAAGTCTATTATTTTATGTATTGCTGTATCTAATTTTCTTAAATCAGGACCATTAGTTAGTAATATACTATTCTTATAATCCTGCCAATTCACCATATAGTTTTTATCTAATCTACCTTCATTCAATGACATAATCAATGTATTAAGGGCATTGATAGTATATAATGTATTAGATTCTTTCTTACGATGTAATAATATTGTATTAGGCATTGGTGCTGCTGATACGTTATTAGTATCAATATTGTATGTGCATATCAATTCATCACTTTGAGGTGATTCAAGTATAAATATTTTACCGAATAGTATTGAGTATCTGCGATTAATTGTTGTTACTGTTTCTTCTAAATCAATCAATAATGTAAAAGTACAAAATAATTTGTTCATTAAGTCTGTGTTGGGTGACCATTCATTACCCATAAATATGTTAGGATTGTTTACTAATGATATCTTACTGTCCATTATATTTTATTTAGTTCGTGATAAGATTTACCCATTTTAATGTTTACTGGGTATTTAATTAACTGTTTTATATCTATTAGTGTTTGTTTTCCGTCTGATTCAGCATAATCGAATAAGAATGCATCATAAGTATACAGTACTATTTTTGTTTGTTTATCTTTTAAATAATCCAATATGCTTATTAACATCTTAACGTTAGTTGATGTTTCCATACTTTGAACGATGTAATTCAGCAATTTAGATTGCGTCATCTCAGGGTCAGATATAAATATTCGATTTTCTGTCGAATATCGCCCCCCATATTGGTATTCTTCCCATATACCATCAGTTAACGCTACGATATCTTTAAAGAATGGTTTATTTCTATATTCATTCCATACACCTCCATATAGCTGTTTAAATGTTAGTTCCTTAGCTTCTTGAGTACTGACGC